CCGCCGGTCCCCCCGGTCACATCGAAAGTGCCGGGCCCGGCCTCCAGCCGGCGGGATGTCAGGAGTTGCGCCGGCTCACCCCCGAGAGTGAAAGATCCCTGGCCCGGCTACATACGTAAAGTCTCTGCCTTCCCCATATGCCCCTGGCCATGTTATTTTATCATCTTCAACGATTGCCTGCACGTTTTGTGCAAAGGAGATCTGTTGAATCTGGTTTATCGAATTCGTCCATTTCAGTGACTGCGGTTGAAATGTCACAGACTCGCCGGTTAATGGATCTACCCATTTGAGAATCTGACCGGCTTTAAAATTGGACAGAGCAAAAAGATTGTAATTTGCTCTTGTCATTTTCCACTGCCACGGAGCTGTGCCAGGTTCCCAAGCTGTGTCTGTCTCTTGCCCATCCCCATAATGCCATCCCCCGCCAACTTGAGCGTCTATTGCATGTGCTCCGCTAGATGGGTTTCTGGTTACGATGAAATTGTTGCCCCTGGCAACCACTTCAGTGAAACCTTTCGCGTGTGCTGCATGCCTAGCCTGCTTAGCGGGAGATGCCATTAAACCTCAAGATAACGTAAATATGCTCGTTCCAAAGTCCACTTTGAACTTCTCTCCGGAGCCGAAGCTTTGGGGAGATCCATAGTCATACCAGCCTATCAGAGCCTCGCTGGCATGGCTCGAATTAACCAGAACAGCATACCGGAAAGGTCCGATCGGGCCGGTGAAAGTCCATTCATAATCAACGCCTGTAACGGATACAACGCCGGCTGATTCTGATACATCATTCTGGATGTCAGCAGCGGCATAGCCGTTTTCTTCCGTGATCCCTGCTAAATCTGCTTTCACCGAATCCAGAGCAGCATTCGGAGCATTGTTGGTCAAATAGACTTTGACCGTATGCCCGGCGGCATGGAGTTGATGCTCTCCTTTAGCCATCCGCAACAGAAAATCGTTGAACTTATAGAAATTAGATTCTGCCATAGTCTCACCTCCTCATTTCAGAACTTGTGCTGTAACGCTGAAGGTAAAACCGCCATCGCCATCAGCATCCACAATGTCACTTACCGCCCGGATGAATGGGAATATCGGCCCCTGTACCACATTGGCGGCAGCCAGTTTAACCACCGGAGCCCGAAGCTCATCTTCTGGAGTACCTTCCAGATTCACAAAAGCCATCTCCTGATATTTGCCATTGGCAACGTTCCCGAGAACCTGGGTGAAATGTACTATATCATCCCAAGTTGTGCCCTCATCAGGGCTATGCTGGATTTTTACATCCAACGTATCCCCGGCATCCGTTCCCGCGTCGGTGACATTCAGGAAGAATCCTATGGCCTTCGCACCTCTGCCAAACTGCGTGGAGGAGCCATTGACGGTCCCGGCTCCTCTGGCAGCCATTGGCAACAATACCCCAATCATGTCAGATCCAGGTACATGATGATGAGTTGGTTGCCGGTTTCTTCTGTGCCCGCGGCTTTCACCAGCTTTCCGGCCCCAATTGCATATTCAGCAGTCCGGTTAGCCATAGTAGCTATGGCTGCCTTGGTGGTCAATGCCAGGACTGCCACCAGCTCATCACCAACAGCCATACCGGCCACCGTGACATCAGTTGCGGCGGCGGTGCCATCTGCCAGGGCGGTCTTGAAGAATCCTCCTGCCAATTTGTTCTTTGCTATGGTCTTGTTGGCAATGGCAGTATTCGGTACGGTGCCCGCCATTAGACGAGCACCATTTAGCGGGGATTCCCGCTTCAGCCATCCTCTAGGATTAGGCATTGCTACCTCAGTTTATGGCTACCTGGACAAAGCCAGTGGGATCATGGATCTCAAAGCCTATCCAGCCGCCGATTTCGGCGTACCTATTCTTGCCCTTCTGCCTGGGATAATCGGCATCCACATCATAGTCCTGAGCAATGACTATCTCACCAGCGTTCATGTGCTTGGCGACCACGTAGACCGCGTTAGCGGGCACATAATCGCATGGGATGAGGAAGTCAGTAGATCCGTCTGCCCGGCCAAAGAGACCGGCTATCTCGGAGACATATGTCTCTCTCAAGTCGTTCTTGCTCCAGAGGAAATTGAGAGATTCCGGCCTACCCAGGAGGTTCAGGCTAGATCTCGGATACTCGGGATTGATCATCCCTGTGGCCCGCCTCAGATCTTCGTAGGGGTCCATTACCCCATCGGCCTCAGAGCCATTCCAGGCACCGGCATTGTTCATCCGAGGAGCTATTGCTCCAGCTGCCACCACTCTTCCTCTGGTGTTGGCCCGAGCTGCAGCGACAATGCCAGTGATATTGTGGTTAGCGTCGCCATTGATAGCGGTCCAGTTCTCTCTTCTCTGGCATTCCAGCATAGCCACTCTGACATCCAGATCCCATCTGGTTGGATCAATGCTGATCTCCGCTTCATTCATTACGACGGCATCGGCGATCCACCAGATAGGATGGATGTCTTCCTTAGCGCCGGTCGTGATCTCATCCGGGATAGTGCCTCCAGCAGAGATCTGAGCCCGAGATATGCCATCTGGAGCGGCGGCCATATCCACCCTCCGGACCACATCCCGGCGGATGTTTGGATTGTTCAGAGTCCGGACGTATAGAGCGTTCCTGGCTATGTAGCCGTCGATGTTCACATTCTGGAACTCCTCGATGGTTCTTCGCATATTGGTGACGGTCTCCAGAGGGATACCTGCACCCCAATTAAGTTCTCCTACCATGAATATACCTCAAAGAATTCTTACTCTGATTTGGGCAACTCTCTGCACCACATCGCTATCCGCCACAGTCAATGCCACAGTGGATGGTATTTGAAGAGTAATTACGGTCGCTGTCAGAGACTTGACCCTGTTCAGCTGGGTGTCTCCGTCCAGGTCTCGGAGTATGACATAATCCCCTTCTACCAGGCCCATAGTGGCGATTGCACCCGCGGCCATTGTGATTGTGGTATCCCCGATTGCTACACCGGCGGTGGGAGTTGCGTTAGAGGTGTTCAGTGTGGCGGCCTCCATTGCCTGAGCAACGGATGTTAAGGTCCTGGTCGCTCCTGCCAGGTTGCCAGCCTCAGCCAGTACCCCCCAGGCACCAGAACCACCCGCACCACCCAAAGCGGCCACTTCAAGGAAGTCGCCCTTGATGATATTTGTGGCACCGAGTGCGATCACCAGGGCATTGACCTCCCCGGTGTTGGCGTAAGGTACATCATCGTACTGCTGATAGAATCCGTCGCTTCTCAGGACCACGTTATTGGCTGGCTGTACTGCAAAACCTAGAATCTCATCCGTGTCCGCTGCAGAAGCATATACAGCCAGATCAGTTCCGTTGTTGATAATCGCAGCACCAAAGGCTATCCTGCCAGCTGCGGGGATAGAACTGAGCGGCCCGGTCTTGGGCGTGGTGACTTTTCTCAGAACCATCTCTATCTCCTCCTCTGATTGAACTTCCTGTTGCGTTCCGCCTGTTTGGCAGCCAGGTTGAACTCCGGTTCATTGCCTACCATCGCCTGCCCCTTCAGCTCCTTGGTCTGGTGGCTGACTATCATCTCAGGGTGCTTTGCCTCGAACTCAAGGTATCCGGCTTGCTTGCACTCCTGCCAAAGCTCTTCGGCTTTCTGCAGGAAGGCCGGCTTGATCTTGGACAGGAAGCGCTCCTTCTGCTCAGCCTCAACCCTGGCTGCCATGGTTTCCTTGATACTCTGCTGTTCGCCCTCAAGAGCGGCGTTTTTCTGCTCCAGGGCATCGATTCTGTCTACCAGAGGCCCAATGGCCTCATCCAATAGCGCTTTCATCTGTTCCGTTTCCATATCGGCTCCTCCTGGAGCATTTGATAATTCTGAAGATTTGCAGTCCTTGCACTGCATATTGAAACCAGCCCCGTCCTGGGTGCTGATTACTCCCTGTTTCACGAATGAGTACTCATGGAAGACGTAAGGACCCACTTCTCGGACATCGTACTCTTTGGTCTCCCCCGTCACTGGATTAGTCCAGCTGCCAGGCTCATCGACGAGATAACATTCCCACCGCAATGATCCATCGTGTGGATTACCAGAAAGGAGAGCATCCAATTCTCTTTGCGTGAGATCTATCTCATAAAAACGTGTTACCGCAGAGGTTTTCCTACCGTCCGATTTATTGGTAATGTCAAATAGTTGCCCTATTCTCCGGGCCTCAGGAGAGACATCCTCATGGTTCACAACCACCGGCACCCCATGCAGCCAGTGGCTATACTGTGAGAATTCCCCATAATCCCGGAAAACCCTCAACCCCCACTGCTCATAAACTCCTTCGACCAGTGGGATGGTTGGAACATGGAGAATGCCATCCTTCCGCTTAACCCCCTGGCAGTCAAAGACGATATTAGCTTGCCCTACACCAGATGCTCTTTTAGCTTGAATTTTTCCGATTTCTCGCACCCCCTCAACACAACGACACAAAACGTGAACTTTGGGAGTATGTGACCCGGTTGAAGGGTAAACTCCATCAGGTAACGACCGAGTTTCATATGCCAATACCGAGCAATCGGGACATAATCTATCATCGCCGGTCACTATCCTATAAGCTGTATATTTCAGAGGATCTAATATTCCTCTTCGCACCGCGTCTTTGGTAGTTTCATAAAAGCCTTGAGCGCCGGCGGTCGTCGCTTCCTGAACTGCAATGGTCCGGGCACGTTGATTCAAAAGCCGCTTGGCATACTTATCAGATTTCTTTGCTATCTGATCCTCGGTGAATCGACCTTTTTTCCTCAGCCGGCTCTCCAGATTCCGCACGGCATTGGCCCGCCTGGGATCTAGCCCTACAATCTTCTTGATCTCTCGGGCCTGCTTCTGATAAGTTATGCCATCCCGATAGCCAGCCTGCACGATCTCTTTCACAGCAGCGCGCTGGCTGTCAGTTATGGCAACGATCTCATCAGCAGCATACTTATCAATCCACGCCAGGGCATTGGGATCAGTGAGAGTCAGACTAACCTTTGTGTTGGTGGTAATGATCTCTTCCAGGTACTCCGCTGTGATCCCGGATGCCGCCCAAAACCCACCCTCCAATATGTCAGTGGGGTCATAATTGCCCCACGCCAGGGCTCCAGTGACCATATCCGGAGCATTGCCAGATAATAACCGCATCTCTATTTCATGCCAGTCAGTGCCCTCTATAGTGCCCCTGATGGACTCCAGGAACCTGGCTTCCAGCTCTCTGATCCTGGAGTCCTCTGCGCTACGTAGCGCCTTAATATGATCCATGAGCTTACACCGTCATGTTGGAACGGCTCAGGAAGTTGTCTTTGCCTCCAAAAAGCAGGGCGTGCTGAGCAGCGATTTCTTGCAGTTCCTCATCGTTCGGAATAGGCAGTCCTTCCAGTTCGCAGAAGGTCTGGATGGTCATAGCATGGGATCGGAAGTTCTCCAGGTTCCTCTTATGCTGCTTATCCTGGTCTTCCGGAGACCAATCCCACCAAGCGAATTCATCTATCAGCTCGAAGCCGTTCCACTCGAGCCATTGGTTCCATAGGTTTTCAAAGGGCTTGCCCCAAATCTCTCTCTCGCTGGATACGTGGATATCAATGAGGGTCTTAGCGCCGGAGTCTGAAGAACTGACCGCCTGCTCAACCCGCTTTATCACATTCCTCTTAAAAAAGAAATCACAGATTTCTTCCTTGAGGTACTGATCAGCATCCCAAGGATTTAGGGGCATCTCGATTTTGGGATACTGCAGCTTCGTTCCTGGCAGCAAGACCTTCTTGTTAAAGGCACTCTGGTTTTCGGCCAGATCATCACAATGATCTATGAGGTCCTGCATTACCACAGGCACCTTGGCCTCGATCATTGCCACTATATCCTTGGCATCCACCGAAGCCACTTCATCAGGGATTCCTACCCGGTGCTCTGCCAGCATCCCATATTGGCGAACCTCTTTCCAAGCCTCGATGGTGGGATTGAGCACCTTCAACATGCTCAGGTCCTCCGGGATTGCCGTATCCTCTATATAGAGGATATTTTCGGACTCCAATTCAACATGGCGTGAGCTGGCTTGCCCGCCGGATTGGTAAAACCGTGTGCGGTCCTCCTTTTTATCGTAAATTATGCCCGGTAGTATGGCATCGGGATAAAACTCTTGCCCAAATGTGTTTGGCGCTGTCGCAAAGCTCAAGGATGGCAGCATCTGGATCTCTTCGAAGTTCAGCCAGCCATTCTCATAGACGGTCGAATATTCCGCTACCGCTTGCCTGAAACTCCATCCATCCAGGGCAGATGCCCTTACCAACCCGAGAGTGCCATTATGTCGTGATTTGCGTATCCGGCCTATCCTCTTCTCCTGGAGGCATATTTGTTCCATAGCCTTCTGGATGTTATCCGCCTGGGTGTCGTCCGAGGGGTCAATTGGTTTGAGCACATGATCAAATCCAACGAAGCATAATCGAGACATCCCCACCAGGCTCTCCAGCACAATAGGAATGGATCGATTGGCAGCCAGGCGTTCGGGAGAGGTTGCTATGCTCCTATCCATGTAGCCGAACGGGATATGTTGTCTGGTGACGACTGTACCCGATAGAGATCTAGCCGCGGCTTGCTTCTTCTGGAAAAATCGATCTAAGAACTTCATCTGAAACACCTATAGAAATTCCTGCTTTTGTGCTACGTACCTGGTATATTCTACTGGATCTTTGACTTCCAGGAAGTGCTCCAGCAAAAGCCTGATCAGGCATAGCTCCGTAGCGATTCGTTGCTCCTGCATTTTCTCTTACCTGTTAATCGGGATGTCCCCCACCCAACATCAACCGTCCCGGAATCGACTACCGCGAAAAGCATCATGATCATATCGGCTTTATCCGGGCTCTTCAGGCCCCGCTTCTTCATATCCTCCTTGGACTCGATTATGATCTGACCACGGCTATTGGGTTTGTATTTAATATTCGATAACTGGAAAGCCAGCTCTTCATCATCATCCAGGTCAATATCATTAGCCTCAAACCGTTCCCTGAGCCCCCAATACCATTCTGCTCTGGCATTGGCGAAACGCTCAGTATTCTGAGCAGCCCGCCCGGCCTGCATATCAACCGCCGACTTATTCAGCTCAATGAGTCGATCATAAACCCCGGCACCAATGCCAACCCCGTCTATTCTGACCTCTTGGGCATTGGTGTCTTGCAGGGCTTGGACTATCCGGCCCGTTGTGGTCATCGTATCTTCCTGAGAAGTTACTTTCAGGATTCTAGCCACAGATCCACGACGTTGGCCGATCACCGTGTCATCTGATCCATACCTGGCAATATCTGCAGCCAGGATGTTGGGCTCTCCGGGCTCCAGTTGAAGCCGTTGTGCCCGTTCGATCCAAGATAATGGTATCAATGAGTCGGTGGAGTTCGCCGGGAATTGGCCCAATACTCTCGATATCCAGAGGGGAGAGTCTTCGCCCCATTTCTCCCACCGCTCGGCAACCCACCCCGGATCAACTAGGTAAGGTGCCGGTAAAGGCCCGGTGATCTTCTCTTTCCATTCACCTGAGCGGATATCATCCAGGATTATGCCGAAATGGGTAAAGTTCGGAGTGTCGAAAGCGGATATATGGATCTTGATAACACCCGGCCTTCTAAACATCTCATAGAATTCGCCGCTGCTTTCGGTGGGATTACCAATAGCCAGCCTATGCGAATTCTCAGAGGTGGTTATGCCATCGATTCCCACCCAAATCTCAGGATCTATTCCCGCCGCTTCGTCGGCCACAACCAGTACATGGCCGCTCGATGAATGCGCTCCCTGGAAGCGGTTAGCATCGTTTGTGCTCCGACCTGTGGCAAACCAGTTAGGCCGAAGCTCCAAGCGTACATCCAAGGGCTTGCCGCCCAATGGTTGCCTGGATGAAGCATGAGCTTGCTTAATCTCCTGCCAGATGATGTCTTTCACCTGAGGGAAGGTTGGGGCAGTTGTTACCACCCTGGAATATTGGAAGCAATAGAGGAACCACAAGACCGCCCTGGCAGAAATCCAGCTCTTACCCGCTGCGTGGCAAGAAGCAACAGCAACGTCTTTTCCTTTCTTTATCGCCCTCAGGATTTCTTTTTGTTTTTCCCAGGGCGAATTCCCGAGGATATGCTCAACAAAAAATACTGGATCTTCGCGGCACCGATCAGCTATCCTCGTTGCCTGCTCTCTTGTCAGCAAGCTCTATCAGCTCCAAGAAGCTTCCAACTACCTTGGATCTGGGATCATCACCGGACAACTCCAATTCAGCTTTAAGGGCCTTAGCAGCCATCTCTGATGCCTGATGATGCCAGGCGATCACCTGACCAGGTGTCGCAATTCTTGGACCGTCGCTGGTTTGATAAGTCATCCCTGGCTCCCAATCCAAATGCAGCCAGGCTCGATTCTTGATCTTCTCGATCAGATCCAATGACCGAATGATCTCTATTTTCGCTTCTTCTCGGCGGGCCTCGTGATTCACCATCCGTTCTTCTTTGGTCTCAGCAACCAGCTCTCTAAGATCCCAAACCGCTGCCTTATATCGTCGAATGGTCTTAGCTTTTTTAGGGATGCCCAACCGTGAAGCTATGGCCTCAGGGCTCTCTTTGGCAACAAATCCCCGCTCGATCTCATCGATATAATCTGCTATTGACTTGAAAGGAACTTTGGACATTTCAATTACCTTTATTATGGACAAATGGACATCAAATAGACATTTTTAATAAAATATTATAATCATGATCGAGAAGGTTTCCCCGCCCGATCATGGGATCGATCGTCGAATTTTTCCATGTTCGACTTCTATACAGCCTTGCTCTTCAGCAAGCATAAGGTAAAGATTCGGCAAAGGAGCATGCCAATCATCGATCGGAGGGCGAGCAGGCCCTGCCAGAATGGGCGGTTCGGTGTTCACCCGCTTTTCCGGTGGATACCCTTTGAGCAGCATGGTCCTTAATCAAATATCTCATTCGCCCACTTACGATAACAATCAATCTTCATGGATCTTGGTATCGGTCGCATTTTTCTACGTGGCGTTTCCTTGATACTTAGCCCGCACTTTGGACATACCCGAGAATGCCCTGTAAGCCTCTTGCACATAGGACAGATCCAATCAATAACTATAGGTCTGCTATGCGATTGAGCTTTTAGAAGAACGGGCACCCAACCCCCTATGGTTGGCGTGCCCGGATAGGTCGATACCCCTGGCCTATGGCCTGCGAGTTCATCCTTTTCGGATGCTTGCTCAGGCATAGGATCGGGCCTTAGTAAAGCTGTGAGACTTTCCAAGTTCGGCCATCCTCGAAACACTGTATAAGTATTATACTATATACTACTTTCGGTCCGTATGTAAACTACCCACGACTGAAGTCGTGGGCTTTCAGTAGCCCTGAAAGGACCGCTTTCAGGAGTTTGTCACTTACCATTGGTCACCAGCTCCAAAAAGTCCTCCCATTTCAGGACCACATAAATGCCATGCCGGTTCCTGGTGAAAGCCACTAAGGGCTTTAGACCTTCTTTCTCAGCATGATCCTCAGCCTGCTCTATGGCAGCCCATATTTTCAGGGTTTCCGTATTCTTGGCCTCGGTCGCCCAAGGGAAAACCGCCCTCGCTTTCTCAGAGAGCTTAATGTCCATCCCCTGCTCACCCATCAGTGCCGGCTTAACATCCTCTTCAGGCAGGCCCAGGACCCGCCTGATATCTTCGGCCAGCTTGTTTTGCAGGCGGCGGGCCTTCGCCTTACATGATGCAGTTTTCACGCTTCCACATCCTGACTATTTTTGATGCAGTCGACGTGGCTATCCCAAATTCTTTAGCTATTCATCAGTTGCATCCTCTGCACTGGCATCAGACACATTCACCCAAGACACATTGCCCTCGAACAGATGCCTATAGACCTCCAGCTCATCCAGTTCCCAACCATTGACCATCTTGATAGGGCCAAACTTGTCCTCGTCTGCCAGGGCTTTCTCAATGGCCTCTTTCTCATCACTGGCTTCGATATGCCTGGAGATTACCCCGGCTATAGGCAATCTCACAAAAAATATTTTATCTTCCGCCATACATCCTCACAGTTTATCCATAGCCTTCTCAAGCACCCTCAATGCATGCTCCAAATCGTTCCTCTTCTCTCTGGCAGACTCCAGGCCTGGTGCACCTGGCTTGTCTCCCGGATGGCCGGTCGTTTCTTATCGGGAACGCGTCTAACTGCTTGATTTGCCCACATTTGCTACATTTCTTTGTGGCTTCTGGTGTTTTGACACCCTGCGAAAAATTTATTTTAAGGGTCATGCCTTAGCCTCCTGGATGATCTGGCTTTCCATTGCCTCGTCTGCCAGCTCTTCCTCGTCCATTGCTTCCATTGGATTTCCGGAGGAGGTTAGCATTTGGATGATGGCGTTCCTCTTCGCCTTCGTCTGGCATTGGCGCTGTTGG